AAAGTAGTAGGGCGCAGTTTCTGCTGTTAGTTTTTTGATCTGGCTAATTGTCATAGTTTCTAATTGTTTATTTGTTATTGAATCGTGAACCAATCTTCGTCCATATTGAACTCATCGATTTGTGCTTGACTAACGAACGCTTCGCAGTACCAAGAGTATCCTCCGTCACTATCTATTGTCAGGTCTGCCGTTACGTTAGTACCTAACAAGGTCTCCCACTCACGGACGAAGTCGTTTACGTCCTCTTCGGTTCCGTCAAAGTATGTCCACACGCGGAGGTCATTTATCGTTTCCATAGTTTCTATTTATTTTCGGTTAGTACTTTGTGGGCTTCCTGTATCTGCTCACCGAGGTCAACGGATAGCATCTCAATGATGTCGAAGGCAATTAATTTGTTTCGCGTTTGGTCATCAGTTGCATTGACGAAGTCTCCAACAGCATTTAGGTACTCGGCGTATGCTCGTACCATATTGTTTAATTCAGTTTTCATAATTTCTATCTTTTTATTGGTTAGTAAGGCTGTAGAGTAGTGTAGCCGTAGGCTATAATCTTGCCTTGAGCAAGCAGGTCGCCAAGTTCCTTTGAGAACGCAGTCTCGCTTGGAGCCTTGTCAGATACAACGTCAAACGTTACCTCGGCAGTTACTCCCTTGTTGGCTGTCCTTGAAAAAAATGTATGGTTCATAGTCAATTGTTTTTTGGTTAAGACGCCCTTAGGCGTTTCGGCTACTGAAGCCTCGTCGGTTAACCTATTAATATTGTAATTAGTCTTCATAAATTAACAATGTACTATGCCTTACTACGGCCTCTGATTTCGGGAACATCTCATCAATGGAGCAAAAACTCTCCTCAAGGCACTCAATCATTAAACGAAGTTCGATGCGCTTTACTGCCTTTGCTTGGTCGACTGACTTGCACACGTAATATTTGCTAATTGACACAAAGTCGCTTTGGTCATAGTAAACTGCCTTTGCACTCTTCATTGAATTCAGCACGCCCTTAATGCTTTGGTCAAGGTACTCTTCACGATAGCAATTCTTCTTGATGAAGTCCTTAAGTGTGGCATCAGAAATGATTGACATTTTGTGGTTGTCAATGTTTTTTTCTACGAGGAAGTAAGTTTTCATAACAATTGTTTTTTTTGGTTAAGACCTACCGAAGTAGGTTTCGAGTATTGAACTCATCTTCAGTTAACCTTGATTTAAGATAATCGGTATTCATTCAATCTTCCCTCCTTGTGCATTTCACCCAACATCCATAAACAAGTAGATTTTGTAGGGAGCGTGTCCATCCACTCTCCATCGGGAGCAAACATATTCCACTCTCCCGTTGGCATACAATTATTGTTCAATCGTTCTTGAACTATAAAGGGCTGAAAACCCTTGATGCTTACTTGGTAACGACCCGCACGAAGTTTGGTTGATTTGATTTCGTTGCTCATAGGATGGTAGATTAAATGATTGATGGTGTAAAGGTGATAACGACTTTTGACATATGCAAGTTTTTAGGTGAAAGTTTTTCTAATCCACCCGTAACTTGCTGATAATCACCGACAAAAGTTTTAGTCAGAGGGTTAGCGTAGATGCATAACCCATAGCCTTGTGGGGGTAAGTGGGGAGTAGTGGGAGGGTAAGGGAGTAGTTAGGGCATAGTTAGGGAGGGCTATTGTTCCTCGCTTCGGAACTCCTCACCAAACCTACCAACCAAACGCCATAGCCGCTCACCATAGCCGACCTACCAAAACGCCAAAAGCCTGCAATAGGAATCAGCGCGCGCGAGGGCCATACCTCTGGGATTGCGTTTCCGTTTGCGCGTGCGTACGTGTATATATGTATATTATCCCCTAGATAATTATATCTAACCCCAGATAATTATATCTAATTCTAGATAAATTACCCACTCCAGATAATTATTTCTAACTCTAATGCTTCTGACGTCAACCCTTAGGTTGAGGAAGAAGCTGCATAAGTAAACCTATACATTGACTACAGTAGGAGTCTTAATAGCTGTTAAATGATTGGGGGCTGGGAGGTGGAGGGTCCCTAAGGACCCGTATACCTCCTACTTGTTAGCTTTATATATGCGAAAACGAGTAAACAACAGCTATAATAGCGGTAAAACGAATAGACTATAGTTGTCGCGTATTCATTAGTGGCTGAGCGTCTTATCACTGATGAACGTGGGGTGTCTCTGCTTAGGCGACGACACCCTGTCTCTTGTTGGCTAAAGCGATTGTCTTTTAGATCGCTTTACCTTAGTTTCTTTAGTGCTCTAGACCTTAGTCTAACGCGAAGGTACATAATATTTTCCAAACCACCAAATATTACGTATATTTGCCTTGTCACAACACAAATACAGCTATGATAGGATACATCTACAAGACAACCAACAAGTTAAACAACTGGATATACATAGGACAACATAGGTCTTCTAGGTTTAGTAAGTCATACAAGGGGTCTGGAAAGGTCCTTGTTGATGCATTTGAGGTGTACGGTAAGGAGAACTTTCATACGGAGGTGATTTGCTGGGCAGAAACAATGCAACAGCTAAATGATCTTGAGAACCTGTGGATATCTGCGTATAGGATAGAGAACTGCTACAACATATCTGGTGGTGGTAACGGAGGGGTGTCTCACATATATGTTGACATTGAAACAAAATTGATTTACCTATCTTCATTTTCAGCCTCTTTAGCTGTTGGTGTACATCAATCAACATTCCTTAAATGGGTAAACCGAAATGGGAGGAGTAAGGGTTACGATAAGCACGTAAGATATAGCACTGCTACTAAGGTCAGCAACAGTAAAGGTCTATCGATATACAAGAGGTGGGTTATGTTGCCAGCGAATTTTTTACTTAGGATGGAAAACCCTAAATTTGCATAGTGGTTTTGTGTTGTGACGACAGATTCTGCGATTAGGGCCTTCGGGCCCTTTTTTATTGTTGTTATCTTTGTCTTATGATTAACAACGCAAAACAAGTTTGTTTATGAAACTAAGTAACTACGTATCGCTAGCTGAGGTCACTAAGAGTGACACCGCTACGCGGCGAGGCATCAGCAACGAGCCCACCCCAGAGCATCTAGAGAACCTCAAGACAATCTGTACTGAAGTCTTTGATAAGATCCGTGAGCACTTCGGTGTTCCTATCTACATCTCATCGGGCTACAGATCTGCTGCCTTAAATAAGGCCATAGGGGGCAGTAAGAACTCGGACCATAATCTTGGTCGTGCTCTTGACCTAGACCAAGATGGTAGGGGTAATGGGGTTACTAATATGGAGGTGTTTGAGTTTATCAAGGACAACTTAGAGTTCGATCAGCTCATCTACGAGTTTGGCACCACTAAGAACCCTGACTGGGTTCACGTGGGATACCGCAAGGGGGAGAACAGGAAGCAGATACTTGTGGCTTATAAGGAGGGCACCAAGACAAAATACAAGCCGTTTAAATAATATCTTTGTACCTATGAAAGCTAAGATGACTGTTTACAAGAATGGTGGCAAGACGCCAATCGTTCCAGACCCCAAGAAGAAGATGACCGATATGGAGATTGCCAAGGCAAACCGTATGGATATGTTAACCCAGGAGCGCAACACCATCCGTAAGAATGACCCCGATGCACTGGCTGCGTTTGATCGTGGACTCAAGGAGCAAGGCTTTATGGTAAAAAAGAAGCCAGCCGCTAAGCCCGCTGCCGCAGCCGTCAAGAAGATGATGGGCGGCGGTAAGATGGATATGTACCTTAATGGCGGAAAGGTAGGAAACAAAGTCAAAAGACTTGAGAATCGTGAAGCCAACCTTGTAGCACGTGGCAGCAAAGCTGTAGACGAGGGTAGGGAGCGTAAGGCTGACCGACTTCTTGGGAAAGCAGCTCGCGTAGAGAACCGTGTAATAAAGGCCAAAGAATCCGCTCCTGTCAAGAAGATGGCCGGCGGAGGTAAAATGGATTACGGTATGGGAGGCAAGATGAAGAAGTACCTTATGGGAGGCCAAGTAAAGATTGACAAGAACAAGGACGGAAAGATTTCCGCCATTGACTTTAAGATGCTAAAGAAAAAGTAAACAGCTATGAAGGCCAAGAAGTACAACTACGGCGGTAGGATGAGTGATGAGTCCGGCGAGGAGATTGAGATCAAGTCAATGGATATGGCATCTGGGATGAAGCAGCTTGAAGCTGCTGTCAAAGCCTCAGGCAAGACTCCTAGCAGCTACAAGTTCAAGGCCTGCTTCTACGAAGAGGACGAGGACTAGATATTGTAAGCAAAACTGCTTATGAACCTAATTGATATCTACAGCGAATACTGTGTAGACTCCAACGGATGGCCTACTACGGATAAAGGTTTGTTCCACGACTACCTAGAGGCATACTACACTGAAGAGTTTGCTAACCCAGAGAGGGTTACGTCAGTACTTGAAATTGGTGTACAGAACGGCGGAAGCCTGATACTCTGGCACGAATGGTTTACAAATGCTAAGATTGTTGGCATAGATATAATGGATGCGTGTTTAAACAACTATAAAGAAGCATCACTTGGTCGTGAGTTCCCGAGGATTGAGATCATCATTGCTGACGGTTATGACAAATCTGTTATAGATCAACATAAAGACAACAGCTATGACTACATCATTGACGACGGCCCCCATAGCATAGAGAGTATGAAGATAGCCATTGAGCTGTGGATGCCGAAGGTTAGGCAGGGAGGCAAGCTCATCATAGAAGACGTACAAAGCGTAGAGTGGTTTGAGGAACTAGCGTCTCACGCAAAGAAATTTGGTTACGAAAAATATCGGACCTTTGACTTCCGAGAAAACAAATTAAGAAGCGACGACCTAATTTTTGAGCTAGAGAAGTGAAAACTAAAAAGTATTACGACAGCAACCCTAAGGCTTACCAAAAGAAGAAGGAGTACGATACGGAGTATCACTCCACCGATGAGCGTAAGAAGTATCGGGCTGAGCTCAACAAAAAGAATCGCCAAGCTGGAAAGTACGGAAACGGAGATGGTCTAGACTACGACCATACCGAGCGTAGGTTTATATCAGCGGTAAAGAACAGATCTAAAAAGTAAACAACCCCCCAATATGAAAAATACATTATTATCCCTACTTGCTGTTTCAGCACTACTAAGCTGCGCGAGCGAAGAATCAAAAGACGCTAAGGCCCTTAAGATCCACGAAGGCCTTTATGCCTTCTGTGGGGCATCAGGTGCCGAGCTTACTGGAAAGCAAATTATAGTGCAAGGAAAAGTGTTTGAAGAAGGCTGTTCTATCTGCCCAGTGTTGGATGGGCCTTCAGTCTCTAACCTTGCTATGGAAGGCTATAGCTTTAGCTGGGGTTCTGAGTTCAGCACCGATAAAAACTTTCAGTACCCGAACAACGACGGGAGCACAATATGGGACGGTAAGTCAGTGTGGTCTTTGTACTGGTACTTCGATACCTCTAGCTTTATCCCTCAGTACAATCCAAAGACTCAGGATTGGGAGATGATGCACCCAAAGAACCGCTCGTTTATCGTTAACACAGACTACGCTGTGACTAGCGAGAGCAATATGTTCTGTATGCCCTGTGAGGTTTTCGATACCACTGAGACAGGAATCGTTCTTGCCAAATGCTACGGACCGATGAATGAGGCTGCTGTTCCTCTGCGTAGGGCTATCGAAGTGAAGACTGGTATGAAGTCAATCACCGCAGCGATAGCAGGAAAGCCATACCCGGTGGGAACACCAGTTCCCGTTATGGAGATGAGTAAGAAAGCACAGAAAAAAGCAAAACCATAATGAAGGCCAAGAAGAAAGACAGCCACGTAATGGTTGCAGCCCCAAAGGGCCACCACTGGATGATGGAGAAAGGTCGTTACTATGTGATGGCTGACAAGGACGGGAAGTTTACCCCTCACGAAGGTGCTTCGAAGGAGGCAAAATTCCGGCTATACTCCGCCCATCAATCTTAGCCTGAGCGATAATCTTCTTGCCAAGGGGAGTATCCTCGTGGCCTTTTAGCTTTCTGCCCAAAAGAACTGTAGGGATGCCCTCTCCCCGATTTGGGATAGTCTTGTTGATGGTTTTTTTGTCGTACTGAAGCTCCACAGTTTCCTTTCCGGAGGCTATATCCCTCCATCTTTCTACAATCATACGCCCCTGCTGGGTTAGTGAGTACCTTTTGCGGTAGTTCCACCTGTTCTCATCACGAAACCACATAGAGGTATCCTTGTGGATGTCGATATCCTCCATCGAGAAGTAGTCGAACAGCAATTCCCGCTTCTTCATCCTAACAGTAAGCCAGTCTTTTGTCTGGTTGTAGGACTTCGACAGCTGTTGTCCCATCCACTCGATGGTAAAAAACTCTAGGTCGTAGGCGAACAGGAGAAAGTCCACCTGTATTGGCAGGAGCTTATACTCCTGCTTCATAAACTTGTTGGCGTGCCAGACAAATTTGTATAGGGTAGGTCCACGATCGTCGCGGTAGGCGAAGTCCCTAAACTTTAGGTCTTCCTTTTTCTTGAACTTTTTAGCCAATGAAGTAAATTGTATCTTTGTAGCAAAAGTACGAAATATGGGAACACTTAGTGGTCAGCGCGTAAAAGATGCATTCGGTTCACTCCTTAAGATGGAGAGCGGAACAGCAACCTCGACGACTAAAATAATTGAAGACGGAGCAGGAAACGATACCGCCCTCAAACTGTCAACGGTAAAGGTTGAGGTAAACGGAACTCTTGCCTTCACCTCTGCCCCAAGTACTGGGTCTACTGAGGTAGAAGCCCTTTTCCTTGATGCTAGCAATAATGTTATAAAGCGTAACCTTGGATCCGCAGCGTTTACCTCGGGGGCTAGCCTAACTCCAGTTGCTCCTCTTGCGATTGCAAGTAATGTAATCTCCATCAGTGCGCCAACGACCTTGTCGCAGCTTACGGAGGCTACCGTTGCCATTGCTGACACCTTCCTTATCTATGATGCAACAGCTACCGTATACAAGTATGTGACCCTTGAGGATCTAACCCAGTATATGGCGGCCAACATCACCGCTGCATCACCGGGGTCTAACGGACAGATTCTTTACAACGACGGAGGAACTTCAGCAGGAGCTTCAGGGCTGTCGTACAACGACTCATCAGCTGCTGAGCAGTTTACATTTACAGGTCTAGACTTCGTTCAACGCGAGGTGTCATCTGGAACTTGTGCATTCTATAGCCGCTCCGACAGCGCTGTAATCAATAATGCAGTTACCAATGGTGTGGTAACAACCTTAGAGGCAAATCTTTTTGCAGGGGCTGTTATTGTTGACTATATGATTTACAACTCAGGGTCTACTACGGTCCGCGTAGGGGAGATACACATTGTGTGGAACCCATCAAACCTAGCAACAGCTCCATCAATTGTCGATTCTATCAAGACGTCAATCGGAACCTCTACCGCTGCAACCTTTGTCTTCAACGCATTTATAAATTCTACTACGCTACAGCTTCGTGCCACCAATACGTTTGGCGCGAATATGACGGTACTTCTAAACTTCAAAGCCTTCTACGCATTCTAGTATGAATGATGAAGAAAAGGCTGCGGCTAGGATTGAGCTGTTTATGTTTGCAAAGAACAGCTTCGATGACATACTAAACAAGGCCGAAGAACTTGGTCTTATCGATGAGTTTATGATGATTGCATCAGCAGGACTTGTGGTTGACCAGGTAGACGGAAACAGCATAGTGGAGTCCGTGTCCAACATCAACGTAGACACCAAGGAGGAGATGATTTCCTTAGTCACATACCTTATGGGATCCTACAGCGAGGACGACGAAGCCGACGATACAACCAATATAGATTATTGGCTAAATTTGAACTAAATTAAAATGAAATGGAACTCATCAGAAAAATCATTGCGGGAACCGACCCACTGAAAGCCTTAGCCTACTATGTAGGCCAGAAGGCAGGGGACGGAGAGATCGACTCAATCGTTCTCGACGGGTCTCACCTCCACTACCACGGGGAGCGCAAGTACCTCATATACCTAAAAAAGGACTCCACACTTATGCTGTGGAAGACTATCGAGGGTATGCCAGTTATAGTAGAGTACGACTGTAACTTCTAGTTGTAACCGACTTACAACTTTTATTTATTTTAATTAAACATATGATACCATTGTACCACATCCTAGTGCACATACCTAGCGCTGTAAACGACACCATCAAGGTGGGAGAGTCAGAGCTTTACCTCGACACTAAGTTCAACGAGTTCCAACACCGCACTATGAAGGCTAAGGTTGTAGGCATTCCTGCTAAGTTCAAGTCTGAGCTAGAGATAGGAGACTACGTATTCCACCACCACCACGTTGCGCTCAACGACACCCAAGTCGTTGACCCTAAAGAGAAGATATACCGCGTCAACTACGACCCCTTCGGTGGTCAGGGTAACCAGGCATACCTCATCGAGAAGCCCGACGGCAGCCTTATAGCTGTTGCGGACTGGGTGTTCCTAGAACCCTTTGACATTGATGCTGATAAAGAGAAGAGCTTCATAGAAATCATCACCCTCAAAGAGCCGGAGAAGCGCTGGGGACGTATCGTTTACGGAAGCCAGTGGCTAGAGGAAGAAGGTCTCGCTGTTGGCGATGTTGTGTACTTCGCCAAGGACGCAGACTACGAGATGGACATCAATGGCCGCAAGCTGTGGCGTATGCAAATCCACCACCTGATATGTCAAAAGCTGTAAAGTTCACAACAGTTACTGCTGCGCGTAACCTTATCTCTGCGATGGAGGCTGCAATCGGTAATATGACCGAGGAGATACGTAAGCCGGTAGACCCCGATTTAACGGGGTCCGCCCGCAAGGCAGAGCTGCAGGCCATCAAGGACACAGCACTCGCCTGTAAGGAGCTTATCGTAGAAAGGCAGAAGCTGGAGCAGCTTGTTGGCGACATCGAGGAGTCCGGATCCTTTGAAAAGGAGAAGGACTTCAAGGGAGGCTTCGCTGAGAGGATGGCAAGATAATGGCTGGGCTGAAGGTAATAGACAAGCAGGAGGTGATAAACATCTGTCCGAACAATTCGGACGGACCTATCATTGAGATAGAGTCCCTCAGCATCCAGTTACCAAAGCCAGAGCATTTTCTCTTTAGCGACCTACCCAAGCATCAGCAGATGTGGAAGCGTCAGGAAATCCCTAGAGAGCTTGCGCAGATAAACTCTATGGACGACTGGTACGAGTCACCGCGTGAGTTCCAGCAGAAGTGGAGCCCCTACATCGAGCAGGAGTTCAAGAGACGCAAGGAGGGGCTGTGGTTTATGAACAACGGTGAGGAGACCTACATCACGGGTCACCACTATATGTTCCTTCAGTGGAGCTCGATAGACATCGGATACCCTACGTACCTAGACTTCCAGCGTAAGCTGTTTGTCCACCTCTCGGCCTGCGAATCAGACCCTCGGTGTTTGGGTCAGATATACAC